TTGAGTGTTGAAGAGTGTCGCCACCGTCCATTTCAGAAAGTACTTGACCTACTGTACGACCAGTTTTTTTAGCGGTCTCCAAAGCAGTTTCAAGTGAGTGGCGAAGTTCTTGTTCGTCATTTACATTTTGTCCAAATGCATTATAGTGCATGATTTGTCCTCCTAGGGCAGATTGTTCTAATTCAGTGTCTTCTTCATTGTCATCGTCGTAGTCTTCAGCAAGTTCGCTCAATACTTCTCCAACACGTGCGTCTACAGCGTCTTCAAATTCTTCGGCGATTGCTGCTTCGTGTTGTTCCAAAGCTTCGTTTACAGCAGCTTCAGTAAGAATAGCGACTGCTTCTTGTTGATCTTCGTCAAGAGTTCCAAGAACTCCATCCATGATATCAGTAGCTTCACCTTCGTCCGCGTGTTGAATACGGTCGAAGAGGCTAATACGTTCTTGTCCAAGCAAAACATCGCTTGCTTTATGTACAATATTATTAGTTTCCATTATAATAGTTTCCCCTTCATTAGGATTATCGGAGTGCTGTAACACTTCCGTAATAACAGCGCCTGGATTGGCTCCGGCGACCACAAGTGATACTTCATAGATATTACCATGGATAACGTCATTTTGCGGCGTACGTTTGATACGATTTGCCCCAATAGACATTGACCAGATATCACCATGTTGTACGAGTTCTTTGGCGCTTTGAGCTTTTGGAGTATTGTTGAAATATCCTTCGCCGTAAACGCCATCGTTGGCATGATGCAAAATAACATGACCAATAACGTTCTCTGGTGTACTATGGTCATGAGACCATACCAAAGGAACTTTTTGTCCATTGTTATCTTTGAAAGCACCATGTCGAATAATAACACCGTCTGTACAACGAGTGTCGTTACGAGTTACATAACCCGCGAAATCATACTTGGGATGTTTATCCATTATACGACATTTCCTCCATCATTATTTGCCGCCATTTTGAAAGTCCTCTTCAGAATACTCTCCATCTTGGGGGTATTGAGCGTATTCATCATATTGACCTTCAGGGGACCCGACAGACCCAGGAATAGATACATCTTGACGAGAGTCAGAGATATTTGGATTATACAATTGGTCAGCCATTGGGTCTGCGATAGGACCGTATCCGATGACTGCACGGAATTCATTAGAAGTAAGAATTCGGTTACGAAGCAAAGCATCACCAATCGTAGCAAGTTGACTTGTAGGAACCAATTTAAATGGGTCACTATAAGTAACAATACGATGGCCTTGGGTATAACCAGTCTTGGTTATAAATTTTCGTTGAAATTCTTCTTGAATCCGTGTCACAATTGGATCAATTGTTCTTGTATAATAGTTTTGCATTTGTTCCGCATTAGCGGTACCATCAAACACTGCTTTAGTCAAGCCGATTTGGCTTAACAATTCATCAGTCAAATACTTAATCTCATCCATAAGATTGGAATTGATTTGTCGGTTTAACTGAGTAATCTTTTCATCTGCAGTAATATATGCAATACCCAAATTAGAATCTTGAAGTTGTTTCTCAATATCTTTCACACGTGCATCAGCTTCTTTTCTCTTAATGTCATTTCTGACAGGGACAGGAAGTTGAAGAATCATGTTCCATTTATTAGCAACCGCATCAATATCTTGTTTATCCAAGATAGATAATTTCTGAATTAGGCGGTTCATAGTTGGGTTATCATTACCTAAAATATTTGCTAGTGGATTTTCAATAATCGCACACATCTTCTTAGGTACTGTAACCTCTGAGAAATCCCCCTTATGTTCGTTATAAATTTTTACACGAACTTTTGTTGGATACCATTCCATGATTTTACCAACACGCATCGACTTAATATCATAGGAGTCAGATTGAGTCGGGTCTAAAGTTGCTTCGATTGGAACAGCAGCAACAACCCCTTCATCAAATAGAGAATATACTAAATCATGAAAGAAATCTGTAGCAGACTGGTCTATATTCATTTCGACTTCAAATAATCGTTGTAATGAAGACCCGTACTGAACGGTCTGATTCTCTTTGTCTTCAGCCAATTTAACGTGTTGAAACTTAACAGCACTAGCATCCATAGCGATTCGGTTAAAAATCATAGAAGAGATTGAAGCTCTAGCGTATGTTCTTGACGGAATCGAATTGTTGGGATTAAGTGCTCTAGGTTCAGTTGATAGTTGAAACACTGGTTGTGTTTCGGTTAATGATGTTGTGTCATTTCGGTTAAACATAGACCAGGCATGTTGTAAACCATCAGTAAACATACTCATAGTATTTTCAGCCTTTCTATCCGAATAAGTCTAGATTACGTTTATACGCAACCCATGCGTCAATAAGCGCGGCAACGTTATCGATCTTTTCGTCAGCACGACGTTTAGATAATTTGTAGTTACCGTTGTTGTCCTGAATTGCTATAGCATTACCCATAGCAAATTTCATAAGTTCTTCATCGAAAATAAGAAGACGTTCTGTAGCCAAGTTTTTAAGTTCTCCCATAGGTACAGATTCTGTTTTGGCACCTTGTATTACTTTCTCAACACCGTATTCTCCATTGTCTCGAACCCATCGTTCAACGAATTCTCGAGCGTTATACGGGTCATAACCGAAAGCATACACAACATACTTATGTTCATAAATCATTGCTGTCAAGTCGTCATAAACTCTATTCATGTCCAAGACTACCCCATCCATAACTATAAGAGTTCCTTCAGCAATCAGTTCGTCATAACGATTTCTCATAGCGGAAGTTAGTTTCTTAAGTTTAGATTCACAAACATAAGATCTTGTTTTAACACCGAATCGTCCTCTACCTAGAGGGAATAAGAATGTAAAAGCACAGAAGTCATCACCTTGAGATAAGTCAGCACCGAGTGTACATTCAAGACCATCGAAGTTTTGTGGACGATGAGGAACTGTTTCTTCATAAACAAAGAAATATGTATAACCTTCTACAGGTATACCAAAACGTTTTGCTAATGTATCAGCCCTTGTTGCAGGTTGATTCTCAGCACGTTCTACTTCGTTTCTATATGTTTCGTAAGAAACTGTAGCCCCAAGGTTAGGGTTAGCTTTCATCCATAGTTCTGGATAAGCAACTTCTCTAACATCATCTAGTCGATAATACCAAATAGAGACATGGGGGTTAAAATATCGACCTTCTAAAATGTCGACTAACTCCATCTTAATAGTATCACCAACACCGTCACGAGCAGTTCCTTCGGAAGATGTAGCGATTATGAGATAGTTATCATTCTTGGAAGCACCCTGTTCGATTGCTCCTATAACATCCTCTCTAACTTCTCCAGAAAGCCATTCATCAACGGATGCGTACTTACATCTAAGACCTTGTAGTTTATCGACAGACATAGGTCTTATTTCTAAGAGACTATTCGTGGCAAAATTCTCGACACCTTTCTTTGTTGACGCCAGCAATTGTTTCTGAGTTAGATTCCCGGTCATTTTAGATCCTTGAACCATGTATTTAATTAGAGGTCCTTTGGCTCTACTCAAAGCAGTTCTGAAAGGTCCCATAATTTCCTCAGCTTGTTTCATTGTTGGGGCAGCTACTACCTGATGGGTAGTTGAGGTGTCTATCAATAACATGTATGCCTGCATGTATGTTGAATAAAGTGATTTAGCAGCACCACGTCCTACAATTAAGTATTGTTTTGTAGTGAGTCGCTTAAATTTAGTTTTAATTTCCCATTTACCGAGTTTAGGATTATATACCTTGTCCTCAGAAATGTAGAACCAAGCGAGGGCACACTCTGCCCATAATTTAAAGGACGGTAATAGCGTGACGTCACTACCGTCTGTTAGAGTCATTTCATTTTCGCAAAATCTAACAAAGCCTTCAATCGCTTGATTATCATAGTAATAATCCGGTGACTCAATTAAGAAGTCAATACGGTTCATTTCCAGAGACACCATTCGATTTACCGGAATCTCACCTCTAAGAACTGCTTCTTTGAACTTCATGTATTCTTCCGGATAAGCTTTATTGGATAATACCAAAACGTTATCTCCTATTTCTTAATTACTTTAACAAGTTGTGTTGTTAAAGGAGCATAATCCTTAGGTTTGTTCTTCATAAAGTCATTAGCGACAGTCTTAAGAGCTACACCAGCGACTGTAGGAACAACAAAACCAGCAGCTTTCTTAAGAGTACCTTTAACAGTAGGTCCACTATTAGTCTTATTGATTTTGTTTGCTCTTTGGATTTGCTCTGCGAAATCATTCTCCATGCGTAATCGATTAGTTGCATTTCGAAGATCTTTGTCAGTCATAACATGTCGATTGTTATACTTTTTACTCCATTTACTATTTGCAGCTTTATTAGCCTTTTTAATTTTATTGTGAGAATCATATCGATTTCTAAGTTTTCGGAATCCCCATTTCATACCTTTAACACCGTGGTGTTCAATAGTATCTAGATCCGAAACAACAGCAATAAGTTTTTCATCATTTAGGCTCATTAAAATCCTCCTTTTGGATGATTATACGATGAGCAGTAGATTGAATAGATTTTTCTAGGGAAGTAAGTACACTCCCGGCAGGAGGGTCGAATTTAATTCTTATGTTAAGATAAACATACTGCTTGACCAATCGAAGTAAGTGAGTGTCAGTGGTATTTAATAATTGTTCCCAATTTGAATCGTTGTCTATAACAAAGTCTTTGTTAAGTTGTGTTAATTGAGACAATTCACCAAAGATACCTTCTAACTCCATAATTAATCTTGAATCAAACCCGTCGTCTTCTTCCGAAGCAAAATCTAAAACAGACTTTACGTCTTTTAGAATTGTCATATCCACCTCACCATAATTTAGTGTCTCCAGGTGTTCTTTCAGTATAATTCGATTCGGGATAAACTTTCTTGTAGTGGATTATAGCGTGAGTTTCGTATGAAGTAGTTATTAGCAAATCCGGATTGAGAAGAATATCCTCATTCCATTCTAATAAATCTTCTTCGGTTACAGGAATCATATGATGAACCAATACTCGTCCATCAATATTAACTCCGGGAACTCCTAAGTCATAACCCATGTCTCTAGCGATAACATAATCTCTAAGTTCTCGCCAAAGTTTGCTTCGATAGAATCTATTAGATATCTCTCGAGGTGATTTGTATCCTCTGTTTATTAGGGACAAATAATTCAACCTATCTCCAAATGAATCAAATGTTATAAGCTTTGAATAACTCAAATCTTGTAGAATCGTTCTATCAGTTGTTAATAATGTCATAAGGATTCGGACGGAGCATAACCACGAATTGCAGCTATTACTGCTTCGCTATCTCCTTTTCCTTTTACTTCACTATCAATCAAACTGATTTTAGATTCATTGAGTTTCTTCTTAGCTTTTAAGTTTTCCAACTGGATTTCATTTTCGATTGTACCATAACGAAGTAAGGCATTTAATGTGCTTGGTGCAATAGTTCCATCTTGTAACTGTCTTTCCGCCAAATCAAATGCTTGCTTCGTTAATTGTTGCATTCTCCCTTCTGGGGTAAATGCTTGACGAATTAAATAGTCGTCTTTATTTTTCTTCCGAGGCATCTTCAACTACCTCCGGTTTCTCCTGAAGATCACGAAGTACACGAACAGCATGTTCGATATAATCTTCGGCTTGAGCAGCAGTTAAGTTAACATTAGTCTCTTTAGCGAAACTCAAAAGTTTATCTAACGCTTCTCGTTTCTTCTCAGTATTAGGCATCAGCATATTATCTAGCGCGGACACAATAATCATTGCTCGTTCAGCAAGTGTTGTTACAGATTTATTGTGTGTAGCGGCACCTAGATACTTAACCAATTCAAGAACGATCGGCGCAACAAAAACAATCAAAGTTACAATGTTAATAATTTTATCAACTGTCATTTAGTATTCTCCTTATTTTTTTGTTCTTCAATATAGTCATTAACTAATCTTGTTATATATGAGTTTCCACCCTTATTAACGTAAGAATCGTATAACGACAGTATTTCGGAAACGGATAATCGTTGGGATTGTATTCCTGTGACTATTTGTAGACGGAGGAAATCTCGTTCTTGTGTCTGTTGCATTTCTTGAAAGCTAACAGTTAAAGCATGCAAAGAGTTTTTAATTCCAGCAATCTCTTCGTTTTGTTTCTTTTCTAAGTTATGCCATAGTCGTTTGAATACTCGTGAGCCGAAACCCACAATTGATGCACCTACACCAATGTAAACACCTATTTGAGAAAGAACTTCAGGAGAAAAGAACCAATGTATAAGAGCTTGAAAGTGTTCTGCAATCTCTTGGGACATGGTTTGCCTCCTTTCCGTATACTTATACCCCACTTCAATATCCCAGAATCTGAGTTTTAACCCACTCCGGGGATATTTTAGGG